TTACGAAACAAATGCGCAAATCCCTTTCGCTAACGTCGTCTTTTCGCGCTTCACTTCGAAAATCTGCGTATCGATCGCGACAACCTCCGCATCAATTTCAGCTATGCGCGCCGCCGTCGCTTCCTTAACGTTGACGGAGCCGGTCTTAAGCCGCCGCAACTCGAGTTCGGCCCGTTCTACCGCGAGTTCAGCACGCCGGATACTCAGACGCTTAATCTCCCGCGCTTCTTTACGTTGGGCAGATGCGAGTGCATTACGCAGAACCTTCGCGACCCCTTCGAGGATAGGCGCCGGGCTCTTTTCCTGCGGATAGAGCGTAATCACCGTGTCAGTATCCCGCGCCACAACGAACGCGGTCCGTTTGTATGCGTAAAGGCGTCCGGGATTGCCGTCCTCGCCGACCACATCCGGATCGATTAGCGAAGACTTGCGCAACATATCCATAACGTACATAGGCGCTTGAGCTCGGGTGACTCCGAAATACTCGACGGCGCGGTCGAGAGCGTGTGGGACAACGAAAATCTTACCGGTGAAGTGCGTTCCGGCGCGTGGATCAACGAGGTTCATCCGAGACGCACCGCCTTTGCAGGAAGCTGCGGAAGGTAATCGGCGGGATCTTCGTACGGCTCCGGCGCACCGTTATAAAATATTTCCGGGAATTTGGAAGAAAGTTCGCAAATTTCCGTTTCTTTTTCGTTAGAAATGCGTATAATAGTATTAGACATGTTTAAATAAACGTCCCTTCGGTGTATGTTGGGCGTGAATGATTTTTCACAAAGTAATACAAATCGTGTTATACTTAGGAGGGCTGGATCGACATCATGCCTGATTGCCGATCCGCTGTCTCCAACGTTAAACGGCGAGATAGTCGCGAATATCTCCGAAACGACTTCCGTCGTAACGGCGAGACAATGCGCGAAGCTTCCGTTTAACTACCTCGTGATGAAGGCCCGCCGCTTTGCCGAGCGACGTTGGCGATTCAAATTCATACGAGGGTTTTTTCAAAACTGCTACGATAGCCGTCGTAGCGTAATCACTCGTGACTGGGTGGAGAAGATGATCGATGATGCCTTGCCGGGCGGATTCGGTCGTTTTCTTTATTACCGTAGCTTCAACATTAGCACGTTCGTCCTCGATCAAGGTTGCCGCCTCATTCTTGGACTTGCCGACCTCTATCGGCTCGTCTAACGAATACTCTACGCCATCGTCTCGTTTCTTAGCTTTGCGTCGCCTATCAATTAGGCGCGACTTGTAGCGGAGGTTGAGCATCGTTAGGAAATTCCCGCACTCGCTTCGCCAATCCCGCAACAATTCCGTCAATGCAACGTGAAACGCCTCTTCGCCGTCGTGCGGATCGCCATACGACCGCTCCCACCTTCGCCTAAACTCCGGTACGACAAGCTTGTACAGCTCCGTAAACACCACGTCACACCGCGTATTTGCGTAAGATAATGCAAGACTATTCAATTTATCGTTTATGATAATCGCCTCCTAATTTATGTACCGTACGGTTGCCGCCGTTCCGCACACTTTAGAGTTAAAATATGCTAAAATAATTTGCGAGAGTTGATATAGGAGGTCGGACCGTGCGCTATGAGTGGCGCCGCTGTCTCCTTAAACTCCGCCTGAAGGAACGAAAACTGACGCAGAAATACGTTTGTGGGAAGACCGGCATCGATAAGCGCCAAATGTCTCGCTATGCAAATAATCAGGCGTTCATGGACTTCGACATTGCGTTATCGATCGCTGATGTCATCGGATGTCACCCCCGCGAACTTTACGATTGGGAAACGATAATTTTCGAGGCGGAGTAGTAAGGAGCAGACGGTAAAGGTAAATCCATTTGGGTTTACCGCCGCTCCAAAGTCTACTCCTAAGTAGACCAAAATCTCAGACCACAGCGCAGAATATCTTGTCAAGAGGAATTCGAAACTTTGTATACCCTCTATCTCAAACTGCGGCAGCGAAGTAAAATTATTATTTATACTCTAATTTAACCATAATCTAGGCGGTTTGGGTTAACCGTGCAAGATATTAAGTTGCGGTTGACTGGTCGCCCCACTTGTGTTATATGCCTCCATTGCGCCGAGTACGTCCTTCCTGTGTGCGCGCGATACCGGAGCGTCAATTCCGCCCCCAAACTCAACTATGTTACGATCCGCGTCATATCGCTCGATCTTGCTCATCTGAACGAGATATCCGCGTTCCACCCTCCGAAACCCTTCGCCGCTCAAATAGCGCTCCATTTCTTCCAACGTCGATATGTGCGCAAAGACGCCGTAAGCTGTGCGGTATTTGATTACGCCGGCCTCGATATGCTGAAAGAGCACGTCGGCTAGTGGAATCTCGACGATTTCGAAGTCCTTCCCGACACGCTTAACGACGGGCATCAGTTTAGTTTCGCTCATGGCGCAGCTCCTTCGGCATCTTCGGTTTGTTAATGAAAATGTAAGACCCCGTCAAAACAAAAGCGGAAGCGACCGCTATGATTGCCGCGGATACCAGTTTATAGAAACGTTTCTTCACTCGTCGTCACCTCCGTCCTTAAACGGTAATAGCACCGCCTGGAGTATGTATGTTAACGCGAGGACATCCGATCCGATTAGGAAGTTTGACGATACGATAACGAGCGCCAGCGCCTTAAGTTTCGAATAGTGCCGATCGGATATCCACGCGTACTTGTCGAAGTTTGACGGAGCAAAGATCGCTACAACTATACACGCTGCTAACGTTAAAATGTTCGCCATTCCCGCGGATAAATTTATTAATGGCACAAGGGACAGCGCGGCCGTCGATACGATTACGCAGAATACGCCGGACTTCAAGTGGTAGCCGCCGGTAATAAATCGGAACGCTGCGAAGACTACGAGCATAATTACGGTACGCTCAAACTCGCCGGTAATCGTGCCGATCATTAACGTCAGGGCCGTTATAGATACCGCGTTTACCACGATCTTCAGCGCATATTCAATCACGTCAACGGACGGAGCCTGCGTTCCGCTCTCGCTTATCCTAACGTGTAGATTTGACGCGAAACTACGCAGCATCCTCGTCATCCTTTCGAACGGCGTAATAAATAAACACGGGCAACGTTACGACAAAAACAGCGCTGGAGTATACAACGAGACTGTCGAACTCGTTGCGAAATACGTACGTGATTACCGCGAAAGCTGCAATCGCAAGTAAGATCAACGCGAGGAGAATCGCGTTCGTTCCGCGCACTTGGACCCGCGTACGAGGGGAAGTCGGAACAAAATCGAATCCCCAATTAAAGCGCGATACAAGTCGCGAGAGACCGATAATAATGATCGCGCCTAAGAACTGAACGCCCATTCCGACCCTCACGTCCTCCCGTACGATATCGAGCGAGACACTGTTAATTGAGCCTACGACGATAATCGTTAATCCCTGGACTACGAGTAACGCAATGAATCCGGCGAAGTTCATAATTACTGAATAAAAAACTGAAACCCGAAAAACTAAACAAGTGACGATGATGTATAGTGCAAGCTGTATGTAGGTTGATCCGTCGCCAATCTCCGGAACGAGTCTAGTAAAATAAGAGACTTGTCCTAGCAGGAGGGATATCGCCAACGTAGTAACGACCGCCCTCCTATCAAGACGAAAACGAAAAAGAGTTAGCATAAAAAGAAAGACGCTAAAGTACTCAACGGTTGATCCGGCAATAAACGGCACATACGACATGGATTAGGCCCCTCCGACTGAGAAATGGATACGATGTAGTTTGCGTGATCTCTCGAAACTCCTTGCCGCAGCCTCGGCGCCTGCCTCGTTGACGTCTTTGTTGCCGCTGCGTATTATTCCAATCGATAACCCAACGCGGTCCTTTAGTTCCGCGATAATGCGATTCCTCCACGTCCGCCCTGCTGCATCATTATCGCGTAATATGATCACCTCCTCGAGCGGACTCTTTACGATAAGCTCCCGTTTTGCTCCGTTAAAGCCGGTGCCGCCCGTCGCAATTGCCGGTATGCCCGCGCTCATAAGCGTCATTGCATCGATTTCCGCCTCGACAATCGCGGCCCGTTTGATTCTACGCGCATAAATCACGTTGAGTCCGTAGACCATTTCGCGGATTGGCCGCCCGCCGCGCTGATACCAAAACGCCTTCGTATCGACTCGCCGATATTTTACGTTGCCTAGCGAGCCGTCCGCGTTAAACCACGGAATCACAACCGCCTGCCTGTCGCGGTCGTAACCGATACCCATGAGCCGTTGAACACTTTCGCTGATACCGCGCCGCTCCAAGTATGGATGGCGGAATTGATAGCGGTCGAGTAGCGTATTCGGCAACGGGCGATACGGTTCGTGAATCGTGAGCGCTAGCGGTTTGATCGTAGGCTCGTCCGTTTCGTCCGGCGGACCATCACCGTATTTGACGCGGAGGTATTCGCGGGTTTCGGTCGCCGTCTCATCGCGAAGGAACGACATTAACTTTACGAAGCCGCCGCGCGCCCATTCCGGATCGTCAGCGCCCGGATCGCCCCATGAGCCCGCGTTTGCCGTCGCGGTATCGACGAGGTATACGTAAAAGGACGGCGTTTTATCGTAGCGAAACGGACTGGCTGCGATTAGTTTGTCCGGTGACCAAATGGCGCGGACCCACGGGAAGGCTTCGAGTTCGGTGCGAATATTAGAGTCTGTTAGAAAGCCTAACATTCTGCAACACCTCGCCGACCCGCTTAATTTGATCTATAGCGGACTTAAATTGAGAAATTGCTTGAATTTGCTCAATACTCAAAATGTCCTTATCTTCTTCTTCGAGGTTAATTGCAACGTCAAAATCACTGATTTCAATGTGTCTCACTACGTCAAGGATTTTTAATACCCCTATATCTAAGGTGATATCTCTACCCGCTTTGTAAGGCGCAGAGTCCTCCTGTACGGTAGGAAGATTAAGATACCTATCAAGCGTGGGAAACAATGTAACGCGGCGTTCAGAATTCTTTTTCTTATACACTTCATTCGGAAACTTCTGGTCGAGGTCCCACAATGCGTTTTTGACTGAGTGCTCGTTTATCCGAGCGTCTCTAAGTGCATCACTAGTTTTACGATAAAGATCTGAAAGACGTATCCCGGCGGGGTGGTCATGTACTATTTCAACGGCTATCTTTCTTATTTCCGCAGGGCTAGGAATAGGATTCGAATGCATGATTAGCCTCTTTTCTAGTTTACTTTATTAGTTTACTAAATCTTATCACTGAAGCTATCTATGGTCAACTAAAAATTCCCTGCAAACTGCTCGCTGGATATTTCCTCCGCTAGCTCCCGCACAATCCCGTAATTCGGCAGATACAGCAGCTCTATCCGCGTATCCTCGCCGCCACTTCGTCCCTTCCCGATTTCGATTACGCCGCGCCCTTCGTGTGCTAGCGTGTCGATTCCGAATACGTTAGCGGCATCCTCGAGTACCGCTTTTGTCTTCTTAATCTCGGCGCGTTTCGGCGGCTTCATTTCGCGTACGCCTTCCTCATCCTTCTCTGACTCGTTCTCCTCCGCCTGGGTAATGACGTGAATCACCGTTTTCGTCGCACCCGCAATCCGCCGCAGACTCTTTGACGTAGCCGCAACGTCGCCACCCGCGACTCTCGACGTGTTCGCTTCGTAATCCATGTAATAGATCGGATCAATTACGACGACGTCGGCGTTAGTCTCGCGGATATCTGCTTCGAGTTGCTTAACGGAGCGCTCGCGGAAATCTTCGTCATCGACCGCGCGGAGAATAATCCGCCCCGGAATCGATTCGTTCAGGCGGCCGAGGAACGTTTCGAGTCCTTTTTCGAAATCTTCCGATAATTGTCCGGCCAACATTGCGCGGTTATCGAAGCCTGCATCGTGTTCGGCGCCGTCGATCATCGCTTTAATAACGCCTTGGCGAGCGGAGACGGAAGAGATTGCACGGGCGGTCCATTCATATAACGCCATCTCTAGCGCCCATATGAGGACGGTCGCGCCTTGGAACGCGGCCTCTATCGCCTCCTCCATCGTAACGACGGATTTACCGCGGCCGGAGCGTGCGTAGAACGTGTACATGTTACCGGAATAGTAGCCGCCTCCGATCGCTGCGTTAATGGACGGAAACTTGCTGCGCCAGATTTTGAAGGAGCGGCCTTCCTTACGCGCTCGATACTCGTCGAGGAACCGATTTGCCAAATTGGCAAAGTCCGGACCCACTCGTTTACGAACGCTCGTTCCCATCTTAACTCGGACGAGTTTCTCCGTCAACCAGTCGATAAACTCTTCCGTGTCAAGGTCCGTAAATTTGGACGCGACCTCTTCGTTAAGCACTTTCGCGATCGAACGTTTGCCCGCGTCCGCCTTGAGTTTTCGCGCCAAGTATTCGTAAGAATCGGTTACGCCGGGCGTGTAGATGAAGTCCGGAATCTCCGAAACTACTGTCGCATATGACGGAGCTTGTCCGCGGTTATCTTTACCGTATCGGCAAACGAAGTCATACGCTCGGCGTTCAATCTCCGTCGGAAAGTCATCGCGTTCGATTTCGAACCGGGTAAATACCGCGAGGTCATTCGCGTCGATTGCCTTCGATAGAAGCGTCTCACCTACGCTCATTTCCGATTACACCTCCGATTATATTAACGTGGGGATTTTTAGTAAAACGGCAAATTCGGCGATTTAGATTTTTACGAAAAACACCCGGTACAAGCGTCTATCTACTCAGCGAGTATACGTTATTCTAATAAACGTTAACGATTTCTGACACAATTATCACGCTATCTAAACAAATGTGTAGATTACGCAAACAGGCGTTAACGGCGTTTACTCAGCGAATTGTGACGTGATTATTTAACGAACTCCGTCACGCTCTGATTTACTCGCTCTCACGTAGTTTTACGCTTTCCGCAATCCCCGCTTACTCCCGCCAACGAACGGCACCTCCATGCACATATCACGTACACGGTCCGCTAGCCTCGCGTCATACAGCCGCCCGAGCTCGCTAAGCGGAATATTCGACGTATATACGGTCGGAAGGGCCGCCGCTACCCTTGCATTAATTACCGCATGTAGATCGCTGCGGAAGCCCTCCGTTGCATCCCGTACACCAATGTCGTCGAGGACCGCGAATGGTGCGGCAATAGTGGCGGACTGTTGCCTGTAATAACGTTCCGCGGCCGGTTCCGCGACTGAATCCGGGACTCTCGCGCGGTTGAACGTATTGTAATCCGTCTGCCACGCGTTGACGTCCAGCAGATAACCGGGCCGATCCGAAGGTTGCCTGTGCCTCCGGAGTGATCCGATATAGTTCGAGATGATCCAGGCGTTCAGGACCGCGATTGCCGTCGTGGTCTTGCCGGTGCCGGGACTCTCCGAGAATAAGTAAAGCGATTTGATTTGCGCCGAATCTTCGTCAAATTGTCGCGAGAATGTCGCGATATAAGCGTCGATCAACCGATAAGCCTCCGCCTGTTCCTCCCGCGCCACCGAATTGTTCAACGTGACAAACCGGTAGCCGTCCGGTAAGTTCGCCGCCCCTACGCGTCCGCCGCTCCCGCTAAGACCGTGGAGCGCGATATATGACGGACATAGGCGCGTACATTCGGGTCCGGCGTGTAACGTACAGGGCTCCGATAGTATACAATTCAATCGCGTGTTCACCTCCTATAAATACCATAACACGGGAATATCGGCATTCCAAGATACAGTACGTATGATTTTACGCAATTGGTGCCCACTTCCCGTCCTCCTGCGCCTCAATCCGCAGATTCCCCGGATGCATCGCACGGTCAACTTCGCGCTCGACCTCCGCCAAGCGGCCGGACACTCGCGCCGACTCCATCCGAATCCATCTCCGAAACTTCTCGCTCTCGGCCATGCGCTGAAACGCGGTCCGTTTGTTAACGTGCTGGCTACGTTCGTCGCGCGATTCCCCTACGGCACCGGACGGCGGATGAACAACCCTTACGCCGGACTCCGTCTTATTCTGGTGCTGGCCGCCCTTACCTCCGGATCGGAACGTATCTACGCGGCAGTCTGCGATGGTTACGGATACTAGCGGATTGCGTTCGGTCATTAAACGTTCGCCTCCTGTTGTTTACGATACGTTGAAGTCGAGGTTATTTCAATTCAAATTATCCGAGCGAAAATTGTAGTTGACGAGTATCGGACTTTGTTGTACATGAAAACGTTTTATACTTGATTATTTTGGTTATTAATCCTTTTGTTATTGCATTATTAATACATTTTATGGAATCCGAACATAATAAAGTGCCCTAGAATACAGCCCAAATGACGATTTCCACCGCCCCTGAGGTCCCGTATCTATCCTTCCGTTACCCGTAAATAGTTCGCAATCCATACTCGACGCATACGTTCATTCCCGGCCCGATCCGCCATGTCCGCAAGCTCCAATAACAAGCGCGCCGGGTTTTCCGTAAATTCTCCGATTTTCACTTCCTCGCCTCCCTTATATAGCTATACGGAATCTTCCCGTAATCACACGCTAGTACCGTTTAAAGTTGCGCGATCAGCTCGTCCATGTCCGGCCGCTCCCGCGCTACGTCCTCGAATCTACGTTTAACCGCCTCTCGGTCCGCAAGTATTCGCGGCAGTAGTGACGCCGCCATATACGATAGGACGAATCCGGCGTTAAGCTGCGGATAATCGCGTGACGGCCGGTACGTTGCGAAGGCTTGTTCGCAGACCTCGCGGACGACCTCCGGACCGTAACGTTCGATCGCGGATTTAAGCTGACGCTGTTCGAAGCCCCAATTGCGGAGCGGTACGTATGGCTCGGCGCCGTACTTCTCGCGGTTCATGTCCGCGAAGAATGAGTGGAACGTTGCGCAATTCCACTGGTCGGACGGGAGGCTGCGCCAGTCTTTACGGTTAGGCTTCGATGTTGTCCGTCGTTTATGAGAGTCGGCGGAACTATTCGTTTTGTTGCGAACCATATTCGAGCGCCTCCTTCGCAATCCGTAAACATGACCCCATCGCGTGCTGCGACGATAAATAATACAGGCCATCGTGTTCGGTAATCCGTGAAAGTGCGTTTCGCAACCGTTCGATCTCGTCGAGGGCTGCAGGCCATCCGGTGCGGGCTTCGGCGATAAAGCGTGCGTCCGAGTCCTTGTCCCAATCGATGTCACGCGCGACGATTCCGTTATCCGCGTGTATATTCGTTTCCCCGAATTTTCCACCGTAAACTTTCCACGGGCCTAGCGATGCCGCCTCGCATATCCGCCGATCCTCCGTAAAGTTTCGTCTAATCAATTGCGCTGCTCCTTTCGAAAATAGAATAGTAAATCTGTGAAAATAAGGCTACCTCCGTTTTTGCCGATTTAATCCTTGTTTCAATTGGTAATTCTAAAAATTTGTAGACTATTGTATCGTCTTTTATCAGTTTGTATCGTGTTGTATACGTTAATAACTTTGTATTTTCCGCGAATAATTTCCAGTTCCAAATCCGGCTGATCTCCCGTTTACTCCCGAAATCTCCTGCTTTCGCATCATTGCGAAAATGAAGTGAGCCCCCGTTAAGTCACCGTACATTCACCGTCACCTCCTCCGCAATCTCCCCGTATTCCGCGACCGCCAGCTTAACCGCCAACTCCGTGTAGGCCGCCGCAACTACCGGCGATCTCCTTCCGTATGCTTCCGCCCGGTCGCTGGCGTAACGGTAAACGCGGGCGATATTCGTCTTAAGGCGTCGGATTTCCGTTTTGTATTCGTCGAATAGCGTCTGATAATCGTCAATAGTATCCACGCTACTTTACCGCCTGGACGATATCTTTTAACGCATAGTACGATGGGTTTAGTATTTTACCGATTGCATCCGGAACTACTGCAGCAAGTGCTATTAACAACACAATCGATAAAGTAATTGATACCACTACTAAACCCATGAAAACTGCGCATGCATTTTCGGCTCGCGTCTCTCTTCGGTTGTTGCGATCATCGTAATACTCATCTACGAGACGCGTGTGCTTCTTATGTGCCCGGACTGTCCCGATAATTAGTACCACGTCAAGTAGTACGATGAGCACCCAAACACCGAGCGCTGCGGTCCCCGCAATCACCTGTTGTTTGACGAGCGCCGCCATTACGTACTCTGCCGCGGCCCCGAGCTTATTCGCGATCGCATCCAAATACCCGAAAATACGCTCCTGCACCGTTTGATCAATGTTCATTTTACCGTTCCTCCTCCGTTAATTTAGGCGTTCTATTCCGTGCCTTACCTTCACTACCCCGCAGCCTCTAGCGCGCCTAAATCCGGTGCCATAGCGGTGATAATCGCTTGAGATAAACGCGCAACCTCCACCCGGTACTCCGCAACAATCTCCGCTATCGTTACAAAACTCGTCCGATCGTTAACGGTACGTATCGCGACCACTTCGACGAGACGTGCGAGGCCCGCTGCGTTTAGCGTATAGAAGCCGATGTCGCGCCACTTTTCGCGTTGTTCAGCGGAGTGAGTCTCCGCGTTAAACCACGGCGAGCGCGTTGGGTCGACGATATGGCGGCGCTGGAGCGTGTAATTGCGTTCGTCCGCAGTAAGGCGGTAATCTGGCGTGATGGCTACGATTAAAGCGTTATTTGCGCTCATTAGACGGACTCTCCTTCCGGGGCGTTGACGCCGGGTATTTTTTCGCCGAGTTCGTTAAGTACGTACTTCATTCCGTCAATAAACGATAGGTGACGAAACACTTCCGACGAGTCTCTGGCATATCGCACCTTATACATCCACTCGTCGCGCTTAAGGCGAATACGTTCTTTGGTGCGTTGGCGCGCTTCTTCCGCAAGCTCCTCCGCGGACTTTTCGACTTCGTATCCGTTAATCAGCGCGGCCATGAGCGTATCTACGGGAATCGTTCGGAGCGCCCTTTGCGTCTCACCGATACCGTGCAAGTAGGCTTCGATAAAATCTGCGTTAGACCACGCAGGAAACTCGATCGATCCGGCGCGTTTTCTTTCTATCGCATCCGCAACAGCGCGCGGTAAAGTAGGTTTCGTAGACATAGCGTTGATACCTCCGTTTATGTGTAATAGTGCAAACTTTCGAGGGAACCGCGTTAATTCTTCGTTGACATTTCGGTGGGAATACGTTAATTAAGTTCATTAAAAGATCTAAGATCTTAAAAGATTTAATGCTTTTAATACTCACTACGTTCGTATTAAAACCATTACGCATCAAAACATATATTGGACCGCGCTAGAACTTAATAATAAAGATAAAAACATACGGTTCCGCGCCTCGCCGATCCGCCTCCTTTCTCGCGCCTAGCGTTTTCCACGTAAAATCCACGTCGATTAGCGCCCGTAACCGATTAGACGGGGAAATATAGCTCGCGTACCCCGGCGCTCCTGAAAAGTGTGATTTACGAGTGGATTACGACGGGACGTAAAATGTCCCACGTAAATCTGCGCTTATCTACCGAACGATCCGCGAATATGTAGAAAAGTGCAAACGATTAGGCTGCGACCTCCTTTCGTGTATAGACGTTATGACGACGGAAACCTTCGCCTGACACAGATACCCCACCGAAATTAGGCGCGCTGGACTGATTGTAGGGGTATCCGTAGCCTAGCGAACTCAAACGCTTATTTGCGGTGTATATACACGTTACCGAAACCCGGAGGGCGGTCCGCACACTCTTGCTTAAATTTCGTGACGTGAAGTGTTACTACAGTACGAGAAAAAAGCGAAAGCACCTAGGATTTTTATTACAATGTGTCGAATAAATGAGGTAAACAATAGAAAAGGAGTAAATTCATGAGACTGTCTATCGGAATTCCTTCTATTATTTTTGGAGTTGCGGCGGGTGTACACGCGGCACTAGTGTTTTTTACGAATGTGATTGCGCAGGATTCCAATACAAAAATACTCGGCTATTCTCTGGTTGTGGTTGCGCTACTCTTTATTTTTGGCGGGTCTTTTGCTCTTGAGTTTATGGAAAGGGCTAAGCAGCTTTATATTGCCGCGACTGTTGTAGGGATTGCCATCACGTTTGGCTCCAGCTATAGCATGGCATTGTGGGCTGTCTTAGCAATCCTATTGGCAGCTATGAGTGATAACGCAATCCCCCGCAAGGCCCGTGTTGAACAATCGTTACCGGCACCCCCACTTGAGTAATAAAAAAAAAAAAATAACGGACACCCGCCGCCCGTGTGAGCGATGAGTGTCCGTTTAGTTCGTTATAGATTATTACTCTTCGGTAAACCAAACTCCGGTAACTTATCGTACAAGTCCGTTTGTATCGAATATTTCCGCGCTAGTTGATACGGAATCGTGTAGTCCCCGAACATATTGTCGAGTACCGTGTCGTAATCGATGTCCTTCGCCTGATCGCGTTGCCACGAAATATACACGCCGTCGTTTTCGCCGCCCCCAACGTTATCAATCAGCGCGTTTACGGAGACCTCGTACACTTCCGGATTAGAGAAGAGTATTTTCGAGTACGCAATAAGCGATCCGCCTGCGCGCCTAACGAAATCCTTTTCGTCCGCGAACATGCCGGGATTGACCGTGATCTCTAGGTAAGCGCCTTTTGTATCGTAAGTCATCGCTATTTTACGGAACGTCTCGTCTTTAACCGTAATAGCGTACGCAGCCCCTACGTTGCCCTCTAGCACCTTCTTAGCGCGCTCCTCCGTCACTTCGACGGTGGACCAATCGTAAGGGGTCTCGGATGGTTCCGCGGACTCTTGCGTTACTGCGGAAGGTGAAGCGGACTCTTCCGGTTGAGTAGCGGCTATTGTGGCGGATGGTTCCGGCTTGGACTCCGCTTGTTTATCGTTACTGCACGCGGTCAAGACGAACAATGCCGCGATAAAAATTATGTACCGTTTCACTATCGGACCTCCCACGATTTTACTAATAAGTATAACGTAATATGCGTCAAAAAGTAACAAAAAAGACGCTTCCTCCGAAGAGAAAACGTCGATTAGTCTAGTCGGTATACAATTTTTCAAGCGGGCTATGCCGGTCGTGTTTCGCTGATACGTCCGCCGTGAAAAGATTTACGTAATTCCGTACCATATCTAACGTTGCGTGGCCGAGAATCTTCTGTAATGTAAGCGGGTCGCCTCCGTCCATGACGAACATTTTGGCGCCCGTATGGCGGAAAGTGTGCGGACTAACGCGAACACCTTTTATTACGGCCGCGATCCCATGAGCCTGGATATTTTCCTGCATTGTCCGGACTTTCATCGGCGTGTTATCTATGTTCACAAATAAGAAATCATGATCCAAATAGCCACGTATTTCAATATACTCTTTCAAATGACGCTCAAGTGTTTTTTGAAACGGAACATACCTTTCTTTCCTGCCTTTTCCGTATACTTTGATTTTGCGCTCGCGCCAGTTAATATTTGGGATCGTAATTCCCTCGGCTTCCGAGATTCGTATCATAGTGTCTAGTAGCAGCAACATTAAGACATGATCGCGGTAACCGGTAAACGTGTTCTTTTTTGGAGCGTCAAGAAGCGACCGGAGCTGCGGCTTACTGAACGTCTCAATAATTCGCTTCTCAGACTTGATCTTGGCTACTCGATTAAACGGGCTCTCAGTCACGTAGCCCTCTACGGTCATGTAGTTGAAGAAAGCGCGCCAGCCTCGTAGGTACTTATCTATTGTCGCGTCAACGTCGCCTTTCTCTCGCTTAACTAGGATAATATCGTGAATCGTGTCATGAGTAACGTCGATCGGCCTCGTAACGCCCAGGTCCGCCGCCATCCGCTGTAATAAGGACAAGATATCGCGGTAATACGTAATTGTAGACTCCGTCAGATTGCGAATCTTACAATTTCGTATGAACGTCGTAATAGCAACGTCAAAGTCCTCGGACTCGCCCGTTAGTTTAGCCGCGTCGTAACCGGACACTGCTATCGTATTCTTCCTACGCGGCGTATTTCGTTTTACTCCGGACAT